AATGGACTTCACAATCATACCGGCGACGGTATATGAGAAGCCTGAGAAGATCACCAAGTTCTCTCAAGGCTTCCATCACACGCTTCAGACATTGCCAACATGGCGAGAGTCAGAGGCAGGTGGCAACGGTAACAACATCCGAAACTTTAGGAAGCTCTCTGAAGTATGGGGAGACCCACCACTAACAGAGATCAACCATGATTTTGTGCACGCAACAATTGCAGAAATCAAAGAGATGTCGGAGAACAGCGACGCCACGTTGAACCGTGCCATCTCAACAATCAAAAAGGTAATGACCTTGTGTGCCAGAAGTGGCTACATCCATGGTGTTCCTGTCATCGAGAAACTATCTGAAACGAAACGTCGTCGCCCTTCTCGTTATTCAAAAGAGCAGGTTGACCGTCTTGTACAGATAGCCCGAGAACGTGGTGATGATGCATTGGCGGAAGCCATCTTGCTCAGCGCCTACAGCGGCCTCAGACAAGCCGAATGCCGTCGCTTGCACGTTGATGACATCGACTGGCGAAACAACGTGTTGCTGGTCGGTGGCACTGCTGACACGCGCACCAAAGGTCGCAACTACCGCGAGGTTCCAATCCATCCACGGCTTGAGTCATTGCTCAAATCACGGACTGGATTAGAGCGTGGCTACCACGACATCATCTTTGATGAGTTCCCTAACCAATGGAACTTGCACCGGAGATGGAAGCATGTGTTGAGACGCATGAACGTGGAAGATCGCACCGTCACAGAACGTCACTACTGGAAGACTCTTCGGAACTCATTCATTTCGTGGCACCTAGATGGTGGTACCCCATCAATGAAGGTCAAGGAATGGGCTGGACACTCCTCTATCACCGTGACAGAGGGTTATTACAGTTACAACACTGACCAAGATCACAGCCTGATGTCGCAAGTCTAGTTGCGTCTATCGGGTCAGGAATACAGGTCTACCTCGCCTGTCAACTCCTCTAAACCCAGCACTCAGTAAGCTGAGAAAGCCCTGGGGGCATGGCGGAATCGGTAGACGCACCAGACTTAAAAACGGGTGTGTTCTACCTTCCGCTTGTGTATAAACCTTAGAGAGTTGGATCACACTCACTGCGCTGCAGTGTTATCCACGTGTGGAAGAGGTGAAATAACGAATCTAGTGCGTCTAGCACAACTAACTCCATGCATACAGAAGCTCAAATCCAGGAGCAAATAACGCTGGAACGTGAGCAAATCCGACAGGGATTGGAGCGTCTCAGGGACAACACGGTCAAGCTTCAAGACAAGGAGTACGCATCAGCGTCTGTGTATGGCGTCAGCTCTATTGAAGAGCTGCTACCAAAGGTCATTCAACGGATCAAAAGCACAGCAAACCGCATTCATGAAGGAAAAACCGGCGTTGCCTTCACAGAGATACGCCACTACCTAGCGGACATCGAGCCAGAAGCAGCAGCTGCCATCGCTTGCAAGGTGACCTTTGACAAGGTGTTCTCAAGCAAGCGAAAGGCAAACCAGCTTCAGAACGTCACAGATGCCATAGGTAGTGCTGTGGAAAATGAGTGCATGATCCGCCACTACGAACGGAACGTACCCGGACTGCTACACACCCTTAAGAAAAACTACTGGCACCGATCAATCGGGACAGAACAAAAAGTGGTTGTCATCAAGACATTGATGAAACGCTACGAGGTGGAGCATTGGAAAGCATGGGGTATTGCTAACCGAATCAAGCTTGGCGGATGGTTGCTCGACTGCATATGCGTTACCAGTCAATGGTTTGATCGGGAACTACGCAGAGAAGGCAAGAAGACATTCACCTTTGTCAATCCGACACCTGAATTCCTGGAAATCAGGGATGAAGTGATGGCAACTGCTGAGCTGTTCAGTCCACTTGCTTGGCCGATGTTGATAGAGCCAAACGATTGGACCAACAAAAGGCAAGGCGGATACATCCTCAATGAAGTGATGAAGGGCTACAACATGGTTCGTAGAAGCGATCCCACCCTTATACAGGGAGAAACACCAATCACCTTTCTGAACCATATTCAGAAGGTTGCATACACACTTAATCCATTCATTGTTGGTGTCGCTGAGACACTGCAAGAACGTGGTATCGAGTTAGGTAAGTTTGTCCCTGTTGTTGAATTACCTCTTCCACCAAAGCCTGCAGATATTGCTGAGAACTACGATTCTCGGAAAGACTATAGGCGTAGAGCAGCAGAGGTAATGAATGTCAATGCTCAACAGTTTAAAAGGTCATGTCGTACAAGAATGACCATGAATGCAGTCAAAGTATTCAAAGATAAAGATAAGTTCTTTATTCCTTGGAGCTTTGACTATCGCGGTAGAGCTTATCCGATTCCTGCATTCTTGACACCACAAGATACAGATTTTGGTAAGTCATTGCTGACCTTTCATGAACAAGCTTTCATGACGCATGACGCTGAAGGATGGATCAGATTTCAAGTAGCAACTACATATGGACTAGATAAGTCCACAATGGAAGACAGACAAGATTGGGTTCTTCACAATCATGATCTAATTACACGAGTTGCTACAGATCCAATCGGTAACTTATCTGATTGGGAGTCTGCTGATGAACCTTGGCAGTTCTTATCTAGTGCACATGAGTACTACCATACGTGTATATTATGTGACAAGAACTACACATCATTGCCCATTGCAGTTGATGCTACATGCAGTGGATTACAAATCCTTGCAGGTCTCGCAAGGGACAAAAGTACAGCACAATTAGTAAACGTTTGTCCTAGTGATAAACCACAAGATGCTTATGCAGTCGTTGCTAGTACTGCTACTCCTGAGTGCCCTGATTCTATTCGTAATTATATGGATAGAAAGGTAGTCAAAAGAGTAGTTATGACCGTACCTTACAATGCAAAACCATACTCAAACCGTGGGTACATACGTGATGCATTGAAAGAAAAGGGTGTAGAACTAGAAAAAGAAGATCTAACAGCCACAGTCAAAGCAGTACGGGATGCAATGAATGTCATTGTTCCTGGTCCTATGAAAGTCATGAAATGGATTGAAAAGGAAGTATCTGCTGCTATCGATCGTGGTGAACAAGAACTTCAATGGTCAACACCTTCAGGCTTTGTAGTCACACAAAGACTAATGAAACCAGAAGTAGAAACAATTGAGTTACAACTACTAGGTAGATGTAAGGTCAAAGTAGCTACGACAGATAGCAACAAGGTAGACAAGTCACACCACAAAAATGCAACAGCGCCGAATCTAATTCACTCGCTAGATGCAAGTCTCCTTCACCTATCTGCTATCCGATTTAATGCACCAATTGCTCTGATTCATGATTCTGTCTTGTGTCGTGCAACTGATATGACAATCTTGTCAGCATTAGTTAGAGAAACATACATGCATTTATTTGCAGAACAAGACTATCTGACATCTTGGGCAAACCAAATTGGAGCCGAAACAGAACCACCGATTATTGGCACACTCGAACCTGAGTCAGTAATTGAATCCACATACTTTTTTTGTTAATGTCACGAAACACATTTGTAACCGAACAACCTGTACTCCTTGATGGATATCAGGCTGTAATGTCGCCTTCTAAATTTGGTTATTCTCTCGCCGCTATTGTTGGCGAAGAGATGATTAACAAACTAGAAGAAGATCGAGTCGATACCCTTAAGTGGGCTGAATCCAAGCTTAAGAATCCTAAGCGTTCAAGTCTAAAGCCAGAACCTTGGGAAGAATTGTCTGAAGGTAAGTACCGAGTCAAGTTCAGTTGGAATGCTGACACTCGTCCACCTGTAGTAGACACTGAAGGAACGATCATTACTGATGAACGTACACCTATTTACAGCGGATCTAAGGTTAAGATTGCATTCTTTCAGAAACCTTACATCCTTCGTGATGGAGTAACTTACGGTACAAGTCTAAAACTTAAAGGTATTCAGATTGTCTCGTTGTCATCGTCAGCAGGTGTTGATGTAGGTGACATGAATGATGAAGATGTAGCGTCACTATTCGGCACAACTACTGGCTTCAAGGTGTCAGAACCAAATGTCATGCCTGCTGCACCTAGCTCTTTTGAAGACGAGACGGATTTTTAGAGTATAGGGATTTTGATGAAATGTACGACCACTACATAAATGGCTTTTCGATCAGGACTTGAAGAAAAGGTTGCCGATCTAATGGTTGGATTAGGAGTGAAGTATGAATATGAATCTACTAAGATTCCATATACAATTATGCATAATTACACTCCTGATTTTGTACTGCCTAGCGGGATACTGTTGGAGTGCAAAGGCTATTGGGACAGCGACGACAGACGGAAGATCAAAAATATTGTGCAACAAAATCCTGAATTAGATTTGCGGATGATATTCCAAGCACCATATAACACTATATCCAAGAAGTCTAAGACTACCTACGCAAAGTATTGCGAGAAACTAGGTATACCTTGGACATCATTCACAGACATACCAATCGAATGGTTCATGTAGAGAATGAGTTCGTAGAACATATTCCATGTCAACAATGTGGCTCATCAGATGCAAATAGCTTGTACTCAGATGGCCACACCTTTTGTTTCAGATGTCATACAAGAACGTATGGCGACAATACCACTCACAATCATCACGTGTCTAATGTTCAACTACAAGGATCAGCCAGACGGCTGCAATCAAGAGGAATTTCTGAACGAACCTGTGAACTCTTTAAAACCTACAAAGATGGAGAGATCCTACGCCACTATTATTTCGACAGTTCTGGAAAGGCTGTCGGAGCAAAAGTAAGGACAAAGGACAAGGAGTTTCGCTGTGAAGGAGAGGTAAATAGCCTCTTTGGAATGCAAAACTTTAGGCACAAGACAGCTAAAGATCAAAAGCTAATCATTGTCGAAGGAGAGATGGACGCAATGTCCGTCTATGAATGTCAACCTTGGCCTGTTGTTTC